TGAACTGGTTCAAGTGGGAAACAGATAACGGCTATCCGAAGATACACCCAACACAAAAACCTATTCCAGTATTAAAAAGGCTGATTGAAATATTTACAGATGTTGGTGATGTGGTGATTGATCCATGTGCAGGAAGTGGCAGCACGTTAAGAGCTGCAATGGAACTTAATAGGTCTGCATATGGCTTTGAGATTATGAAAGATATGTATAAGCAGGCAAAAGAACAAATGATTGACCATGCAGAAATATCATTGTTGAGCTTATGAGGAGTGACATCATGAAAATACTAGACGCGTGTTGTGGCTCAAGAATGTTTTGGTATGACAAACGTGAGGCACATACAACTTACATGGATATACGAAATTATTATGAAGAATTGCCGACTGGACATGTTATCAACGTGAGCCCAGATGTTCAAGGCAACTTTATGGATATGAATTTTGAAGATAACACTTTTGATTTAGTTGTCTTTGACCCACCACATTTGATACATGCAGGTAAAACATCTTGGTTGGCCAAAAAATATGGAGTATTGCCTAACGATTGGCAAAGTTCCATAAAACGAGGCTTTGATGAATGTCGAAGAGTCTTGAAACCAACTGGTTCACTGATTATGAAATGGAATGAAGACCAGATTAAATCAGCAGAAATGCTAAAGGCTATTGCAGCTAATCCTATTTTTGGAGATAGACGTAGCAAAACAAGATGGCTTGTATTTTTAAAGGAGTGACATCATGAAAAAATTGCGAGAAATTAGGCAGAAGATGTGTATGACACAAGCAATGCTAGCTGACAAAGTTGGACTAACCAGACAAGCAATTACTGCTTATGAAGGTGGTCGCAACTTTCCCGGTGAAAATGAGCTTAACAAGTTAGCTGATGTGCTGTGTGTGAGTGTAGACGAGCTTATGGGGAGAAAAGTAAGTTAGGAGGTTGCTATGTGGTTGCCTGCATTTGTTAGGAATTTCAGAGGGAGTCAGCTTGTTATCCAACTTGAGCAAAGTGTGAGTCTCGAAAGACTTAGAACAATGTACAACGGTAATCTCAGCAGAATTCTTGTAAAAATTGAGTTTGTGGATCCACGCAAGGCTAGACCGAAACAACGAGCATTATTCTTTGCCTTGATTGGTGATATTTGGAACTGGAGCGGTCAACCTGTCGAAGAGTTAAAGGAATACTTCTATATCCAATATGCCATCAGAACAGCAGGTGGAATGATAAGCCTAGCAGATGATACAAAGAATACTGTTTCAGATGCTAACAAGCTATTAGAAATAGTAATCGACTTCATGTTTGATTACAGAGTCCCTTTTAAGGACGGCTACGAGCTTTTGCCAAAGGGCGAGACATATTACATGTACCTGTGTTGCAAGCACCGTAAATGCGCAATATGTGGACGACACGCGGATATTCACCATTTAGAAACAATTGGCATGGGCGGTAATAGAACACACGTAGATCACACCAAACGACATGTAATGGCTCTTTGCCGCTCTCACCACCGAGAAATCGAACAAATCGGAGCTAGAAATTTTGGTTACAAGTATCACGTTCCAGTTACAGGTATCAAGTTAGATGTTGAAACACTGAGAAAGATTCACGTTGCAGGAAACTATGAAGAAAAGGAGTGATGTGCATGAGATACGAAAAAGGAGACAAAGTCAAAATAATCAAAGTTCCAAATGAGCGAATGGTTACAGGTATGTACAAGTATTGCAGACAAAAAGTGACAATAGCAAAAGCAACTCGTTATATCGGAAGTCGTGATATTGTTTATCACATCAAAGAGGACAAAGGCAAGTTTGCATGGTTTGAAGATGATTTTCAGGAGGAATGTTAAGAATGAAATATAGCGAAATGATTAAGCGAGTTCAAAGTTGGGCTAAAGAACGCGGATTAGATAAAACAGATCCACATGCACAAGGATTGAAGATCGCCGAAGAGATGGGGGAAATGTTTCAAGCATTCTTGAAAGGCCGCAAAGAAGATGAATTAGACGCAGTAGGAGATTTGCAAGTAACACTAATTATTTATTGCCTGCAACGAGGGATTAATTATGAGAAATGTTTAGCAAATGCATACAGCGTTATTGAGAACCGCAAAGGGAAAACGGTAGATGGAATATTTATCAAGCAGGAGGATATTGAATGAATGATAGGTATAGGCTAAAGGAAAAAATGTATCAGAAAATAAAATACTGGTATGTAAATGACCGTGGTGCAAAACGTTTTACGCTGGTTATAGCGAAGTGAAAGATTCCAGTCATTTGAGATTCGCACTCTCATTTGACTTTAGGGAAGATAACTAATGCTATTGTGTTGGATACTAACGAATAAAACGCAATTAGGAGCGTACGTTAATCGACCTTTTAATTCTATAGCCATACATGATGATTTAGTCGTCTAGCATGCAAAATGCGTGTATGGCGTTGATATGAGCTTGCACAGACATATCAAAAACAAACCAAAGGGGAGTGGGCAAATGAAAAAATCAACTTTTAGGACAGGAGGGACGCTGTTTGATTGAAGAAAAAATTAGTAATCAACAATACTTAGGCTGGGAGGCCGATTTAGAAGTAATAGCCAGAATTGACAACCAAATTTCACTGAGAAAAACCTATCTGATGTCGCCATGGAAACCTAGAAGAGATGAAAATTCAAGTGTTAGTAGGAGTAGTTTTATCTCTCGGCCACAGGAAAATTACATTGAAAAGCTTGAAAAAGATAAGAGGCTTAATAAGCTTGAATACTTTAAGAAACTAAGCCTCGAATTTACTAAAGAGTTAAAAAAAGCAGAAAATGCTGAATTAAAAGAACTTTATGAAATGAAATTCATTAAAGCTCCATATATGACGTGGAAAGATGTTAGTGAGGCATTAGGATATAAGCACACTAACGGATACAATCGTCGGAAAGCATTACTAGAAATCTGGGGAAAGATTTGTGGCGAATGCTGAAAGTGTACTAAAAAGTGTAGCAGTACACTCTTAAAAAAATAAAATGATAGTATGCCAAGTTGGACATGAGGCAAAACTCTCTTTCTGAATATGAGAACTAGATACCGTTGGTACGGTTGGTTAGCGGTTCGATTCCGCTATCTAGCTTTATGAGCTTAGCATGATCTAAGTCGTTTAACACGCGTTACTGTGTGCCTATTCTCGGGAGTAGGCTTTTTTATTTGTTATCATTTATCTCCCTTACGAGTATAATTATATTCAAAATGTGTGCGTAATGATATAAGTCCAGTACGCAATTGGGGGAGAAAAATTGGAAAAATTAGTAAATTTTTATAAAGAATGGAAGCAACTTATAATTCTAGTTGTAATAATGTTTTTATTGGGAATAATTGGTTTGATACTACCCTATGGAAGTGCAAAGTGGAACTTTATATTTGAAAACATGATTTGGTTTCCTGTAGAAATATTAATAACAATTTTTGCATTAAACAAAATTCTAGAAAAGAATGAAAAAGAGAAAGAATTAAAGAAAAAAGAAAAAATTGTTCGTGGAAAAGATAAACAAACAATGAAATATGTAAGGGATAAGGTAACTTCGATCGTTTATGATGATTCTATTTATGATAGTAAAAGAAATAATAAAAAATTATTTGCAAATTTGGTTAATGATATAAAAAATAAAGAAAACATTATTATTAATAAGGAAAAATTAGCCAAGGCAAAAAGAACTTATAGAACAATTGAAAATCAAACATTTACTTTTAACTATGCTGGAATATGTTATATGCAATGTAAAGATGTATATGGTGAATTAGATGAATTTTTGAATAAATATGGGTATGTATTAGATTCAAACCAATACGTAGAAATGGATAAATTAAGAGATTTGATTCATAGTTTAGGATTATTAAATGTTGGGGTTAACCCAGGTTTCTATGCGAAAAGTTATAAAATGAGTATGCAAGATGATACAGCAGTAATTCAATTAAGAAGGGCTGTCATGCTAACTGCTGATATTTATAATGAACTTTTGAAGTAATTTAAGGTGGTGGCGATATGATATGACAAAGCAAGAGCAAGCTAAGAAAGATTATTTAGCAGGAATGAAGTACAAAGACATTGCTAGCAAGTATGAAGTATCTATCAATACCGTAAAATCTTGGAAAAATAGATATGGGTGGCAAAGAGGTGCACCCACTAAAAAAAGTATGCACACAAAACCTAAAAAGGGTGCACACAAAATTACAAAGGGTGCAGTTGAAAAAATAACAGATAATGATGAACTGACAGAAAAGCAAAAACGTTTCTGTCTTTTTTATTTGCAACGATTTAATGCAACGTGGGCATATCAACAAGCATATGAGTGTAGTTATGAAGTGGCTAATGCTAAAGGACCATCCTTGTTAGTAAAAGATAGTATTAAATTAATGCTCAAAGAATTAAAGAAACAGCAGTCACAAGAGCTTTATGTTGACGCAAATGATATTATGCAAGGTTACCTTAAACAGGCTACAGCAGATGTTACGGACGTTGTCGAGTTCGAGACGGTTAAGCGATTAAAGTGGCAGAAGGACTATTCAAAGAATGGTAAGTATGGTCCGAAAAGCAATCCTTATGATTATGTTCCTGTCATTGACCCAGATACTGGTAAACAAGATTTTTATTTTGAACAGGTCGTTAAGCTACGTGATAGTAAGGAGATTGATACTTCCAATATCAAGTCAATTCGAATTGATAAAGGAGAAGCTGTTGTTGAGATGTATGACAAACAGAAAGCTTTGAAAGAGCTTCTTGAACGACTACCTGATTTGAATGCGAATGATAGCCAAGTGGTTATAAACGTAAAATTACCGGAGGTGAATAAGGATGCCAGTGATTGACTTAGATGTTTCTAAAATGGTTAGTTCTGCATACTATCCACTTTTTACTGCTAGAAACCGATATATTGCATATAAGGGTTCTCGTGGTTCTGGTAAGTCCTATAGTGCAGGAGATAAAGTTTTATTAGACACAATGATGTATCCATACGTCAATTGGTTAATTGTTCGTCAATATTTTGGAACACATAAGGATTCAACATATGCAACTTTAAAAAGGATTGCTTACTCGTTAGGAGTGAGTGATCTTTTTAAGTTTACTGTTAGTCCTTTAGAAATAACTTATAAACAAACTGGACAAAAAATATTATTCAGAGGAATGGACGACCCACTCAAAATTACATCAATCAATGTTACTACTGGTTATTTATGTAGAGCCTGGTGGGAAGAAGCGTACGAGCTTAAATCATTAGATGCGTTCCATACGGTTGAAGAATCAATGCGTGGTGTTTTACCCGACAATGGGTTTTATCAATCCATAATCACATTTAATCCTTGGAGTGATAGACACTGGCTTAAAAGCGAGTTTTTTGATGAGAAAACAAAAGATAAACGAGCACTAGCATTAACAACAACCTATAAAGACAATGACCATCTCGACAATGACTATATTGAAAGCCTAGAAGATATGCTTGTTCGCAATCCTAATCGTGCTAGAGTGGCAGTTTTGGGAGAATGGGGAATTGCAGAAGGGCTTGTATTCGATGGCTTATTTGAACAACGTGATTTCAGCTATGAAGAGATTGCTAATTTACCAAAAGCGGTTGGTTTAGATTTTGGTTTCAAACACGATCCGACTGCAGGAGAGTTCATTGCAATCGACCAGAAGAACAGAATCGTTTACATCTATGACGAGTTCTATCAGCAAGGGATGTTGACTCAGCCGATAGCACAAGCGTTAGCACAGCATAAAGCCATAGGGTTACCAATTATCGCCGATAGTGCTGAACAACGCTTAATTGTTGAATTAGCACAAGTATTCAACATTCCAAATATTCGACCATCTGGTAAAGGCAAAGACTCAGTTATCCAAGGCATTCAGTATATGCAGTCGTACAAGTATGTGGTGCATCCAAGGGTCAAAGGACTGTTAGAGGAATTTAATACGTATGTCTATGACAAGGACAAAGAAGGTAATTGGTTAAACACACCAGAAGATGCAAATAACCATGCTATTGATTCATTGAGGTATGCAATGGAATTATTCATGTTTACACAACATGGACAATACATGAGCTATCAAGAAAGACAAAAGGCAGTAAGAAATTTAGGACTTTAGGAGGTGATCACAATTAAATTTAAATGGGATTTAGAACAAGCAAATTTAATCTATCAAGAAGATTTGGACAAATTAACACCTGATAGAATTATGAAGTTCATCACACATCACTTTAACTTTCAGCGTCCACGATTACAGATATTAAATAATTACTATCAAGGATTTAACACAGCAATATTTGATAACAAAAAGCGCAGGCATGAAGATGGCAAGGCAGATTATCGTGCATCGCACAGTTTTGCTAAGTACATCGCTGATTTTCAGACATCTTATTCAGTTGGTAACCCTATTAACATTAAATTACCAATTAAAAATGATGAACGGTTTGATGAGATAACACAAGCTAATGATGTTGATGCATTAAACTATGATCTATTTCTTGATATGACAAGATATGGGCGTGCATTTGAATATATCTATCGAGGCACTGATGATGTTGAACACATTGTGAGGTTGGATCCTTTAGACACATTCATTATTTATTCGCTCGATGTGGATCCACAACCAATCATGGCTGTTAGATATCATCAAGTTGAGATTGTTGATGATAATGAGGTATCAAAGATTAATTATATTCCTGAAACGTGGACAGAGTCAGAACATATTATTTATAAATCAACTCCGATTGATGGTGTTATGAATGCTGATGGCAAAAATGAATCAATCGTTTCATTTCCTGTAGTTGAATACTGGAATAACAAATTCCGTTTAGGTGATTACGAGAATGTCATTTCATTGATTGATTTGTATGATGCTGCCGAATCAGATACTGCTAACTACATGACTGATTTAAACGAAGCTATGTTGGTTATTAAAGGCGATATTGATACTTTGCTAGATGGTTCAACTTTAATGCAGGGTGTGGATCCAACTGATAAAGATGCAATGGCTAAACTGGCAAAAGATAAGCTAGACATTCTAAAAGAAATGAAATCAGCTAACTTATTGCTATTGAAATCAGGAGTAACTGCAACAGGAACGCAAACAAATGTTGATGCTGGATATATTCATAAAGAATATGACGTAAACGGGACAGAAGCTTACAAGAAACGTTTAGCAAGCGATATTCACAAATTCAGTCATACACCTGATTTAACAGATGAAAATTTTGCATCGAATGTTTCTGGCATTGCGATGAAATATAAGTTACTTGGAACAGTTGAGTTAGCTGCTACTAAACGACGATTATTTGAACGTGGGTTATATACACGTTATCAGATTATTGCCACTTTAGAGTCCAAAGCATCATCAAGTATGAAAAATGACCCTAACGAGCTTGTATTCACATTTAAGGATAATCTACCAACTGATGATATTGCGCAGATTCAGCAACTTCAATCAGCAGGAGCAACGTTACCGCAAGAATATCTTTATCAGTTTTTGCCTGGTGTAACGGACCCTAGCGATATCACTGAAATGATGCAGAAGCAACAAGAGGAACAGCAAGAATACCAGTTAGGTGGTGGTTCTGATGAATCAGGAAGAACTGAACAAGATAATTCAGAAGTTCGCGGACAGTCAATACAGCAAGGACGTGAACAACAGCCAGATACGCAAGATAATTAATTCTTCGATGGATGATTTTTTACAGTTTTGGCATGAATTTAACGAAGACTTTGATGATTACACCAAAGCAGATGATTCTAGATTAGCTAACAAGAAGTTGAAAGTTAAACTAGACAAACTTGCTAAGAACTATTCAATCAAAACTAAAGGAGTGGTTAATAATGATGACTTACTGCAATATGCAACATATGTTCATGCGTCGGCTCTTGCAAAAGATTTGGTTGAATATACAGGTGGTGAACTCAATAATGAAGCCGCCGAATCAATAGCATTTGGTGTAACTGCTTATGATGTTAATTTTAAAAATAAATTGAAACAGATTGATAAATTAGTCAATGGTCAAATAGACAAGACACTTTGGAGTGACCGTATATGGTCTAATATGGATGCTCTAAGGTCTGATTTGTTAAAAGATATGAAACACTCTTTACTGACACATCATAATCCTGTGGCACGAACTAGTGAGCTTAGAAAACGATATTCAGTAGCAAGATACCAAGCAGAACGAATATTGAGAACTGAAAGCTCACGAGTAATGGCTCAATCAGGTATTGAGAGTGTTCAACAGGCTGGATACGAAAAAGTTGTATGGGTTGCTAATTCTAAGGCGTGCGATGAATGTCAGTCACATATTGGACAAGTGTACACGTTGAAACAAGCACAAAATATTTTACCCTGGCATCCAAATTGTCGTTGCTCTTGGTCGGCATATGTAGATTAGAAGGGTTTGGTGGTCTAATATCTCGCAACTATGTGTTAAATAGCATGACCTGAGCAAGTCACTAAACTGCTTAAACAAACTAAATAGCGTGAAGTAATGGACGTGTGAACGTGGCTGAGCAAATTGCGTGGCTGGGTTCTTATAGCACGTCTTTTTGTTTTGGGCTAAGGAGGAATAAATATGACTGAAATTAATAAATTACCAATGAACTTACAATTTTTTGCTGATCCTAATCCAACACCTGAACCTGAACCAAATCCTAATCCAGAAACTCCAAAAGAAGATGAACCTGTAACTCTCACTCAAAAAGAATTGCAGTCAAAACTTGATTCAGAAGCCGATAAGCGTGTTACTAAGGCTCTCGAAAAAGCACAAGCAGACTTTGAGACAAAACTTCAAAGCAAATTGGATGAAGCAAAATCAGAAGGTGCTAAGTTGGCCAAGATGAGTGCTTCAGAAAAAGCAGCAGCTGAACAGAAAGCTAAAGAGGACGCACTTACTCAACGTGAAGCAGAACTCAACAAACGTGAATTATCTGCAAATGTTAAGGATATTTTGAATGAGAAGGGGTTACCTGCAAGTTTATCGGATTCACTAGTTGCTCTTGGCGATGCAGACAAAATTAATGACACAATTGGTGTACTAAGTAAGTCAATTGAAGAAGAAGTGAACAAACGTGTCAAAGAATCATTAAGAACTGACCCACCAAAGAATGATTCATCTGTTCTTGGTGGTAATAAGGATCCATTCGAAATGAAAATAGAAACATATAAGAAAAAATAAGGAGGTAGCATACTATGTTTACAAATAACAATAATTTAGCAGCACGAACATATCAGAAACAATTTGCACAATTAATGCAGACTGTGTTTGAAGCACAATCAGTATTTACACCAACATTTGGGGCTTTACAGGTCTTAGATGGAATTCAAAACAACGCTACAGCATTTTCCGTTAAGGTCAATGATGTGCCAGTAGTTGTTGGGGAATATAATACTGACGAAAATGTAGCGTTTGGTACAGGTACTAGCAATTCAAACCGCTTTGGTGAACGTAAAGAAATTATCTACAACGATGTTGATGTACCCTTCGATTTCAACTGGGCACTGCATGAAGGGCTAGATCGTTTCACAGTTAACAACGATTTAGACGCTGCCGTTGCAGACCGTTTAGATTTACAAGCACAAGCAAAAGTACGTTTATTCAACGTTAAATTAGGTGCTGCTTTGGTAGCTGCTGCAACTGATTTAGGCACTGATTTAAGTACAGGAGACAAGATTAATGCAGTATTCGAATCTGTTGTTGAAAAATACACTAACTTGGAAATTATCGTGCCTGCACGTGCTTACGTGACTGCTGACATTTACAACGCAATTATCGACTATGACAAAGTAAGTAATGTTAAAGGTTCAAAAGTAAATATTGATGAAAATGGTATCTTGTCATTCCGTGGAATTACTATCAGTAAGACACCAGCACGCTACATGTATGGAAAACAGATTATTTTTGCTCCTGACAACATTGGTCGTGCGTTTACTGGTATCGTAACAACACGTACTATCGAGTCAGAAGATTTTGATGGTGTTGCTCTCCAAGGTGCTGGTAAGGGTGGTACATTCATTCTTGATGATAATAAGGCAGCAATCTTTACTGCAGGTTCAACAGTTACAACTGGTATTACATTGAGTCAAAAGACAGCTTCAATCAAGGTTGGGGCGACTAAACAAGTAACGGTTTCTGCTGATCCAGCAACCGCATCTGATGCTAGTGTTGTTGTTTCTGCTGCAACATTTGCTTCAAGTGATGAAGCAGTAGCTACAGTAGCTGCAGACGGAACAATCACAGGTATTGCTGCAGGTTCTGCTACTATCACAGCTACAAGTGGTTCGTTCACTGCAACTGTTGCTGTAACTGTAACGGAATAGTCAAATTATTAGTCGCTTAGGAAATAAACAATAGCTTATGCGGCGGCTATTAAAGAGGTGATTATATGGCTGATACTGAAAATCCAATATTAGCGAGTATAAAACTAAGAATAGGAATTAGTGACACAATTCAAGATGGTTTATTGAGTGATCTAATCACTGATGCACAAGATAGAATTATGAGTTATATCAATCAAGACGGTGATGTTGCTCTAAAAGCTTTACCTAGCTCAATTAATTGGATAGTCAAAGACATTGTAATCAAAATGTATAATCGTATCGGTGATGAGGGTAAAACTTCAAGTGGGGAAAGTGATATTAGCAACTCTTGGGAATCTATTGACTTATCTGAGTATGCTAATAGTCTAGATCAATACCGTAAATCGAGTTTAAGGCGAAGGTCGGGAATGAGGTTTGTCTAATGAGATATAGCGATAGAATCACACTTATTAGATATTCTCAGGACAATGATGGATTAGGGGATGCACCTGTTGCAACAAAAACAGAGAATGTTCCTTGTGAACTGATACCCATCACTAATGTACAAGATTTGGAAAGTTTTGGGTTATTATCGACTAGTGCATATGAAATTCATATTAAGAATAAAGTAGCACTAGTTGATAGAGTGGAGATTGATAACGTTGAATACACAGTCAAAAAGACATTTGTTAATCGTAAATCAACTGTTTTGATTGTGTCAGGAGGTGGATAGATGACTAGTGTAGGTTTTGATATGAAGTTTGAGGGATTAGATAAGCTATATGAACAATTTAATGTAAGTAAGAGTAAAGCTAAGGATGTTACAGCATCGGCCATGAGAGCCACTGTAGCAAAGGCTCAGCAGACGGCTCAATCAATAGTTCCCGTTAGAACTGGATATTTAAGGCAAAATATAGTTGTGAAGCCCGTAAAGATTAACGGAGACACAATAACAGGAGAATTTGTTGCATCACAGGCAGATTATGCGTCTTATGTTGAATATGGGACGTATAAAATGCGAGCACAACCTTATATGAGGCCTGCTGTAGCATCGGCTAAGCCTTTTTTTTATAGCAAAGTCGAATCTGCTCTTAAAGGGGTGATGTGATGAGGCTAGCTGATTTTTACACAAGCATCAAAACTCAATTAACTAGTGATGATATCGCAGTGTTGTTTAGACAACCTACGACGAATGACACATTGCCACTCGTTCAAGTAGGCGTTCACACTGATTCTGATGCATCTACTAAATTTGGTTCGGAACTAAATGAAGTTGAACAGCAGATTGATGTATGGGCTGAGAATGTGAGTGTAATTGAATTTGAAGAGTATGTAAGACAGGTTAAATTATCACTTAGCAAATGTGTTAGGTGGGATAGTTTAACAGTACAAACAATGATAGATGAGAGCATTGGCAGAGATTTACGCCGTGCTCTTTTTTTAATGACAATAACAATTTAGGAGGAATTTAAATGGCAAGTGTAAACAACGGAATTGAGTACGTTAAGAAGACACCATATCGTGGTAAAGATGTTTGGTACTTCATCCAATCTACAGATGCACCAATTGGAAGCAAGGCTATTTTACCAGCTCATCAAGAGTCTGGTGATACTTCAATCGAAGGCGATTCACTGGATGAACAAAGCAAGATGGGACGTATTGTAGCACCTTCGACAAATGAAGATTCGATCGAATTAACTCATTACATGGTCCCAGGTGATAAAGCAGTAGATATTATTATTAACGCAAAACATGATGGAAAGCAGGTTAAAGTTTGGCGTGTAATCGTTGATGACCGCTTAAAAACTACAGAAGATGGGTTATCAGTTTATCCTTCAATGTTTGGATATGGTGTTGTTGACTCAGCAGATATTTCAGATGAAGATTCATTCAGTGAACTAGACTTTACATTGAATATTTTAGGAAAGCTGGTTTCAGGAACGTTCCCACTCACTGACGAACAAGTATCTGCATTACAGAAATTATACGACTATGAGCGCCCTGGTGAAACTAGTGGTCAATTCGGAGAAACGCCAGCTACAGCAATTACCTTAGATAAAACGACAGCTAGTGTAGAAGTTGGGTCTACTGTACAATTAACAGCTTCATTAACACCTGATGATGCTGGTAGTGTGGTGACTTACTCATCTAGTGATGAATCAATTGCAACAGTTGATGATGGTGGAGTAGTAACAGGTATTTCATCCGGTTCAACAACAATTACTGCTACGACATCAAATGGCTTGACAGCAACATGCGCTGTAACTGTAACAGCAGCTTAATTAATTAAAACAGAGACGATAAAGATGAGACGAAAAATGGAGGATTAAAATGATAACACTAAATTTCAAAGGTAAAGACAAAGAATATAAGTTCGATTACGCATCATTTTTCAGAGCAAATAAGATATTTTCAACTAAAAATCCGGAGAATGGGACTTCTAATAATGATGGAGCTGGGAGTATTTGGGTATCTCTAGTTACAGGTGATGATTCAGCGATATTTAATGCTGTTAGTTCTTTATTGCCTGCAAAGGCTACGGAAGATGAGGTAGTGGAAACTATCAATAAATATGACGGTGATATCAGTGAAGATTTGAAAGAGGAATTACAAGAATCAGCTTTTTTCAAGAAAGCCGCAAAACGTTGGATGAAATTTACAGATCTGTTCGTGGAGGGCAAGGAAGCGAAGACAGAGAACGACAAAATGGAACTGAAAGTAATGAAAAATACGCTGGAAGAAGTGAAGAAGAGTCTCTCCTAATTGATTTTGCACGTGTAGGTATATTTGATAGACAGCTTGTTATGAGTAGTTATTTTTGGGAAGCTAGAGCACTTATAGAAGGTGCTGCACTAATGCACAATGACGAGCGCAAACGTTCTCTTGAATTAGCGATTAATATTGCAAACGTACAGAATGCGAAGAATCCTAAACGTTCGGTCAAGTCAGCAGAAAAGGCTATTAGTAAAGCTGAAAATCAAATAACAGGTAATAAACCAACTACGAATAACAAGCCTAGTTTAAAGGCACTAGAAAGGCTTAATAAGGCGTTTGGAGGTGATAGTTAATGTCTAATGTAGCTGCAACATTTACAGCTAATATAAGCGGTTATACAAGTGCTATGAACAAGATGCAGAGTGCAACTAAAAGTATGACGAGCAAAGTATCAGGCTCAGCAAGTACTGGTGGAAAATCTTTTATAAAGATGGGTGCTTTGGCTGGATTGGGTGCAAGTGTGGCATCTTCTGCTTTTAACTTGATAAAAGGCGGAATAGGCAGCATGGTTTCAGAGCTGAGTAATTCAAGCGCGACTTGGAAAACATTCACTCAGAATATGCAAGGCATTGGTAAAAGTTCTAGTCAAATTGATAAAGTAAAAAGTTCTTTACAAAGTTTTGCACAAAAGACAATTTACAGTTCATCTGATATGGCATCAACATACTCTCAACTAGCCGCTGTAGGAACAAAATCAACACTGAAATTGGTTAAAGGCTTTGGTGGACTAGCTTCTGCGGCTGAGAATCCACAACAAGCTATGAAGACTTTAAGTCAACAAGCAACACAAATGGCTGCTAAACCAATGGTACAGTGGCAAGATTTTAAACTCATGCTCGAGCAGACTCCTGCAGGTATTGCAGCTGTTGCAAAAACAATGGGAATTAGTACAAAACAATTAGTTGCAAATGTTCAAAATGGAAAAGTATCAACAGAAGAATTTTTTGCAGCCGTAGCAAAAACTGGTACGAATAAAACATTCACTAAAATGGCTGAGCAATATAAAACAGTTGGTCAAGCAATGGATGGGCTACGAGAAACTTTGGCAAACAAATTGCAGCCAGCATTTAACGCGGTTTCACAAGTTGGGATTAACGCTATTTCAAAGTTAGTTGACGCAATAGGTAGTATAGATGCACAAGGTGCAGCCAATAAAATGATTTCAGCATTCAGCTCTTTAGGTACAAAACTACAGCCACTTGCATTGAATATACAAACATTATTTTCTAATGTGTTTAATGGGCTAAATACTGCTAAAGCAGCTACTGTTTTTAATGGATTATCTAGAATTGCATCAAATGCTATTGATCGTGTTATTGCGATTCTTAATGGATTTGTGGTTGCTGCTGAGGAAATTTGGAGCAGTGTAAGCAAAGGATTTTCTAAAGCATTTCAATCTGGCGATATAAAATCAATTGTTACTACAGTTAATGGTATCATCACAAACATTTCGTTGATCATTCAGACTAATGTAGGTACTTGGGCAGGCATTATATCTTCAATCCCATGGGGCACAGTATTCAATAGTTTAAAAACTGCAATTGGCATAGCAGTTGGTGTACTTTCGGGCTTAAGTAAAATTATGTTGGCGATAGCACAAAATCCGTTCTTTCAAGCGTTTAGTGCAGGAGTTGTGGCTGCAGTTGTTGCATATGCTGGTGCTATTAAGGCAATAGCGACAGCTATGAAAATTTGGAGTACTATAACAAAGATAGCTACAGGAATCCAAGCCGCATTTAATGCTGTAATGGATGCAAATATTTTTGTTATTATAGCTCTGGCCATAGTTGCTGTAGTCGCTGCATTGGTTTTCTTTTTCACTAAGACACAATTAGGACAAAAGATTTGGCAAGGCTTTGTATCATTTCTTGCTAAAGCTTGGGAAACTATTAAAAGCACTGCCGTGTCCGTTTGGAATGGCATTGGTAGCTTTCTGTCAGGTTTATGGAATAGTGTCGTGAGTGGAGCAAAAGGTATTTGGAACGGTCTTGGTTCTTTCTTTTCAGGTTTGTGGTCAGGAATCAAAAATACTGCGAGTTCTGCATGGAATGGATTAGGCTCATTCTTTAGTGGATTGTGGAATGGAATAATCAGTACAGCTACAAGTTTATGGTCTAGTTTTACAACTACATTGTCAGGAATATGGAACGCAGTCGTTGGTGTTGCATCTTCTGTTTGGAGTGTACTAACTTCTTTCTTTTCCACGTTGTGGAATGGTATTATTAGCGTTGCTCTTGGATTATGGAACACATTTGGTTCATCTATAACAACTATTTGGAATGGAATAGTTCAGATTGCTAGTGGTGTTTGGGGATTAATTAAAGCAGCAATAATGGGACCCGTTTTACTTGTATTGGATTTAGTTGTTGGAAATTTTACGCAATTAGGTTCCGATGTCACTCTGATATGGAATAAGATTGTGCAAGCAGCAACTACTTTGTGGAATGGGATTAAAAATGTTATTAACGGATCAGTTTCATTCATCGTTACGTTTGGGAAAACGATGTGGTCTGCATTTTCAAGCTTTATTGTGAATGTTTGGAATTCAATAGTTTCGACTGGTAAATCCTTGTGGAATGGATTCAAGTCATTTATGAGTTCTTTGTGGAATGGCATTAAATCTGTTGCTAGTTCAGTCTGGAATGGGATAATTTCATTTTTCACTTCTGCATGGAAAGGAATAATCAATACAGGAAAATCAGTTTGGAATGGTTTTAAATCATTCATGGGCAGCCTTTGGAATGGTATTAAATCAACAACAATGAATGTTTGGAATTATCTTAAGTCTGCTATTCCTAACGCAATCAATTCTGTTAAAACGACTGGTATAAACCTTTGGAACAGTTTTAAGTCAGGTGTAAGCAATATTTGGAATGGATTAAAGTCAACTGTGGTTAATGCTGGAAAAGCAGTAATAAATGGTATTCATTCAGCATGGAATGGTGTCGTTTCTTGGGCTAGTGGTCTGTGGAACGGTGTAAAATCTGTTATTAGATCGGCTCTTAGTTTTAATCTCTGGGATGCAGGTAAAGCTATCATGAACAGTTTCCTAAATGGATTAAAGTCAGTTTGGGGTTCGATTACAAGTTTTGTTGGAAATATTGCTTCATGGATCCGTAAACACAAAGGACCAATCAGCTACGATAAAAAACTGTTAATACCTGCTGGACAAGCTATTATGGGTGGCTTTAATAAGTCACTGCAAAACGCTTTTAGCGAAGTTCAGAGCAATGTTTCGAGTATGGCATCTCAATTAGCTAATACAGTTGCTGATTCAACTGCTGCAGTTACTGCGGGAGATTTGAGCTATTCAACAACGAGTGATGTTGCTATACAACCAATTGATTCAAGTGAGCAAAAGGACAGCAATATCTATGTATCAAATGAAATTGTTGGTGATAAGATCTATACATCTGTCAAAACAAATGAGGCACGGAAGACTAATTTATCATCGTTAAAGTTAGGAGGTTCGTAAATGGATTTAAAAATTACAACTCTTGATGGAACAAGTGTTAAATTAAGTGATTATGGTGCTAGTTTGATTGCTTTTGATGAAGGACCTGCTGAAATTGATAGAACTACTCAAAGTTTCAACGGTCGTAATGGTTCACTTGATTATGGTGGCAGATTTACTTCTAAAACGGTAACAGCAACTATTTTAATTGAAGCAAGCAGTATAAGTGATGATTTGAGTAAACAGCAACAGATAAATGGTTTGCTTTTAAATATTGATGGGTATTACATTCAACAGCTTTATAGTGATAATGGTTTATATGATTTTTTAAGACCCGGTCAAACTTCAGGAGAAATAACGTTTGCTAGTGGTGATACAGCTGCTAGCAAGCGTTTTTTAGTTTATCGTTCTGATACTAATTCACCTGAATTTGTTGGTAGAGTCGGTGATAAATTACGTTCAACTTGGGAGCTAGAATTTACTACTAAAGAGTTACCTTTTGGAGAAACCATCACCCAGGATATTAGTGTTTCAAGTGGTGGTTCTGTTGATTATGGTGGAACAGTAGCTAACAATCAGCTCGAATCTGGTTGGTATGTACAAATAACTGCGAGTGAGGCAAAAAGCGCAGGATTTGATTTTACAATTGGCTCTCATCAATGGGAATGCAGTCAAGCAATTGAATCTGGTGATGTAATTAAACTAGCTGGTATCACCAATTTATTGAATGGAGTTAATTTTAATGCCTTAACCAATGCAGAATACTTTGTTTTAAGTCCGGGTAAGAATGTTGTTACGTCAACACTTGCTGGGACTATTGTTTTAAAGAGCGTCAAGAATCTTTACTTGTAGGAGGTGAGCAGAATTGACGTTGTTTTATGATAAAGATGGCAATGGTTATATTGCTCAAATGAATCTTACGAGAACAATTGACGTTTCGGGGAACATTTCTATTTCAGGTACTATTTTTAATGGTGATGATGTATTACAGAATATTGGATATGGATGGAGTTTTAAATTTCAAGATGAAAAATATATCATCAGTTACACAAAACTAAATGATGAAGATAACACAGTCGAGTTTGACGCGGTTCATAAATTTTTATGGGATTTCTCTAAGTCAGTATTTTATGAAAGTTGGACAGGATCGCATACTTTCGAAGCTTATCTTAGCGCTCTCTTCAGTGGCAGTGGATACACGTATGATTTACAAACTACTGTAGCTGCGTTTGAGAAAGATAATTGGGGCATGAAAAACAAGGCGGATTTGTTATCGGATATTATTTCTGATGCAGGTGTTGAACTTGAAATTAGTAATCTAAAAGTCACTATTAAAGCACAAATAGGTTCAGATTTAACAAGCATTGCTAGGTACGGAATTAACTTATCTGATTTAATCGAGGAAAATAACATATCTAATTTTGCAACTCATGGTAAAGGCTTTGGTGCCTACTATGATGAAGATGATACGTCTAAGGGCAGACTTGAAGTAGAGTATACCTCTGATTTAGCTGAAACATATGGCATTCTTGATTTGGATCCTATTGTTGATGAGCGTTATACCATTTCAGCTAATTTGTTAGCTGCTGTTAAAACAGGAGTTGATGCAACATTTGCTGTGTCTGTATCTCTTAATATGTATGATCTAGAAAATGCTGGTTATCCTAACTATGATAGCCCACAGGTTGGCGATTGGATTCTAGCGATAGATGAAAAACTTAATTTCAAACGCAAAGTTAGAATTATCAAACTTGAAGAAGAGTTTGATGCTAATGAGAAACGTATTGGTTATACAGTCACTGCAGGAGATTTATCACAGGCAGAACAATTACAGAGCGCACAGGTATCGGCGACAAATGCTATTCAACAGTTACAGCAAGATGTAATAACCGTGTATTACTCCGCTAATGGTAAAAATAGAACATTCACAGGTACTGATGATCCCAATACGCTTGGTCTGACTGATTTGATTTCGGGGGATTTATATTGGCGTACTAACGGAGATAAAAAAGAATTATGGATTTATGATGGTACTCGCTGGAATCAAGAAGTTTCTGATGCAACAGGGGTTGAGATATCCGAGAATATAGCGACTGCTATGGCAGATGCAGATACAGCTAAGCAGAATGCTAATACAGCAGTTGAGACAGCTAACACAGCAATTTCAAAAGCTCAAATTGCGATAGATTCAGCAGATGATACAGCTGACCAATTAACAAATGTTTCAGCTGTCGCAAATCAAGCTAAAGTAGATAGTGCAACCTCTTTAAGTAATTCTGCAACTGCAATGTCGAACGCAACTACGGCTTTATCTACAGCTGATTCAGCTTTGAGTAAGTCCACTGCTAATAGTTCGTCTATAACAACTATTAATACTTCAATTGATGACATAAATGGAACGCTGTCTACAAAAGCTAATCAAACCGATTTAGATAAATTAACTGGACGGGTAACAACCTCAGAGACAAACATTACTCAGAATGCAAAGGATATTGCTTTAAAGGCTAACACAAGCGATGTTAATACGTTGACAAGTAGAGTGAGCACAGCAGAATCAGCGATTACTGTGAATGCTAATGCAATAGCTTTAAAGGCTAACACTACTGATGTAAATACTTTAACCGGTAGAGTATCTACTGCTGAATCTGCTATTACAGTTAATGCCAATGCGATAAATACAAAAGTATCATCTAGTGATGTTCAGAATATGCTTACTTCTGGGGGGTATGCAACTCAGACTTGGACTACAACTCAGATTAATACTACTGCGAGTGGAATCAACGCAACCATATCCAATGTTCAAACTCAGGTTACGAATAGTGCCGTAGGAACTAACTTACTATTAAATACATCTGATTATTCTGATAATTGGATATGGAGTGTTTACCCAACGATAGATAAAAGTCAGACACCTAATATTTTGCATTATCCTAGTACGACGGTGTCGGGTAGTCAAACTTCGGATATTGTTCAACAGAGCATAGGTACAATTTTGCAATCTTCTACAACTTATACTGCTAGTTTTTATGCTAAAGGTACAGGTTCATTTACTTTCTATTGCTATGCTAAT